GCGGAAAGGATGGCGGGCAATGCGCCGCCAATGTCAACGGCGGACCCTTGGCCCGCAATCTTGGCGTTAATCAACGCCATAAGTTCGGATTGTGTCATAAGGCAATAGACGTTAATGGTTTACGGTTACAAAGATATTAAATTTTTGACGCCCTACAAATTGCAATTGGAAATTCGCTTTTAACATCGAAACACGGACATTGTTTTATCCATTCGTTCCGGGATATTACGCCGTCCCCGTTTTTGTCCGGGCTTGCATCCCGATGGCCGATTACCTCAACAATCGGGTATTCGTCCATCAACTTGTAAACAAGATTGGCCAACGACAACTTTTGTTCCGGGGTCCGGGTATCGGCCGGGTTCCCGAACGCATCCAACCCGCCCACGTAACAAATGCCGATGGAATGTTTGTTGTATGCCACGCCGGACAATCCGGCCGTGTTGCAATGTGCGCCGTCCCTGTTCAACGGGCGGCCCACCTCAACCGTCCCGTCCAAGTCAATGACGTAATTGTACCCAATCATTGCAAAGCCGCGTTCTTTGTGCCATTTATCAATGTCGGCGGCCCGGACGTCTTGGCCCGCCCGGGTTGCCGAACAATGAATAACGATTGCATCAATTTTGTTCATCGTCTTTTTCGTTTGGGTCCCTGTAACCGCAACGGGTGCAACGCTTTTTCAAACGTTCGTCGTTGGCCACATCAACAGGACATACAACATTGGGGTCTGTATATTTGTGTTTGCAAAAATGGGATTGCATAATGACGGACGATTTTTCGGCCGAATCCAACTTTTCCCGTTCGTAATCCGCGTTCCTCTGTTCATAAAACTTTTTTTGTTCGGTCAAAAGTTCCATAAACATATCATACGGGGTTTTCTTTTTATCAACCCGGGCTTTTATTACGGCCCAAAGACCGCCCCCGGTTATGACCCCGGCGGCAATCTTGGCCAATTCAATCCAAAAGTTTGTTTCCATTATAATAATCCAATCAACGTATTGTCTATTGTATCCGCGATAAATTTTGCGCCAATTTCGTTCGGGTGTATGTCATTCGTAATGATTTCCGTAACCGAATCGTCGTATTTGTCCGGATGTATTGTTTCGGTATAAATTGCGTGTTCCGCGTCAAAATTCGCCGCCGTTGGCGCAATGAATACTTTTGCGTTTCTGTATGTTTCGGTATCAAACTTTTCAAGTAACGATTGGTTCCATTTTTCTTGGTTTGCTTTTGCCTTTGGCGCGGTTAACCAATCATTACCAAAATTTGACGTGTACGCGTCATTCAACGGTTGCGGTGTAACTTGGCACAAAATGACATTGATGTTTGCGTTGTATGCGTGTACGCTTGCAACCATTTCGTCAAGTTTTGACAACAACGAATCCGTTTGAACGTCTGTTAACGTGTGCCAAATAACATCATTTAACCCAATGTTGAAAACAACAAAGTCGATTCCCGAAACGCCCGGATGGTATGTTTGCATATAATACGAAAAATCAAACTTTTGCGTGGACGGGTTGTAAAATTCGTTTTTCGTATGCCCGTGTTGCTTTTGTTCGGCCGTTAAGTCATTCCACGTGTCGCCGGTGTGCCATCCATATTCTTCGTTTTCGCCCCATCCCGGGTCCCAAATTGCATCTTCCAATGGACGGTCAAAACGCAAATACCCGGTTGCCGAATTATAAAACCAACTAATTCCCTCCCCGGACCACGCGTCGTCCTTATAATCATTCCATCCACTATTTAAGCCAACCGCAACGGGCGATAATCCATCGGTTAGCAAAAACGAATAAATCCATTTGCAAACATTGTGTCCATCTGTAAAACTATCGCCCAAAAGAACGATTTTCGGCGAAAGATTAGAAACGTTTGCGGGATTTTTCACATACACATTGATTGTTTTTGTTGCAATTTCGCGCCCCGAATAGGTTTCGAATATCTTAATAACAAGAACAAAACTTGTTTCGGAATCGTTTACATAATTGAATTTTTCCGGCGTACATTGCGAACCAATCCCATAATAAGTTCCGTTTTCTAATCCTTGGCAACGAATCGAATAATTCCCATTCAAATATTGTTGGGAACCTTTAATAATGTTTCGATACCAAATGCCAAATTCTTCGGACGTTCTTAAATAAACAACAGACGGTAATGAAATTGCAAATTCAATTACGGCCATATCAACAATTTGGTTTGAATAGATGCGCAATTTATCCATCGTTAATTGTTGACCAAATGGCACGTATGAACCTTTGGAAACATATTGCCCCACCTGTGCAACATTTAGACTGTTCGCCAACGTTCCGCATATACGAACATATTTGCCGCCCGTCGGAACCGTAAAGATAACATCCGACGTTTCGCTGCCGCGAATATCTTCTATTCTTTGCAAAAATTCGTCGTATATTGCACCCCAAGAAATACAGGAAACAACGAATGACTCCAAATCGCCAATATAAATAAAATCGGAAGCGTAATAATCCGGATTGTTGGCCAACCCACCCGACGGGTCAATATACTTACCGTTAATTCTTGTTTCTTTGTCAAATCTGTTCCAATATTGTATTCCCGGGTCTATTGCTTCCGGGTCAAAAGCGTCAACGGCGGAAACAATATTTTTATCATTGGACACCGTTACGGCAAAATTTCCGGTTGAGCCGGAACCGCTAAATACTATTTTAACGCAAGGTTTTTTCGTAGTAACATCGCCACTGTATCCGCTTCCGGCATTAACTAACCCCGCGTCAAGACTACCAATAATATTGTTATCCTTATCATATAAGTTTACGCTAAAAAATGCCGCGGCCGATAATGGTTCAAGAACAACGTGAATTTTTCCGCTAAATAAAAATATACCGTCCAATGTTGCGGTTGGAAACTTTCCGGAAAAACTAATATTTCCGGTATTTTCATTTTCGAACAACTTAATTGCGGGAACGCCACTATTAAATAATTCCAATATGGAATTTTCCGATGCAATGTTAATTATCATTCCCGAACGGTGGGAATTTCCAACAACAATTTTTACGCAAGTTCCCGTCAAAACAAATGAACCCAAATAACCGCTATTTGCGGCAATCAAACGTGACGGAATTTCATATAAAACGTTATCCGATTCATCATAAAATACCATTGAAAAGAACGTTGCGGTTGGGTTGGTTTCAACTTGAACGTTTACATTTCCGGCAAACAAACTTGTTTTATACGTTCCGCCGCCGATTGGCGCAACGATTTGTTGTTTTCCTGTATTTTCCACAACAAACGAATTTGCCAAGTCTTTTAATTCTTGAATCAAATTCGGCAAAAGATTTGACGACGCCATATTTATACAAAGTTTTCCACTTTGTGAGCCGGCAAATTCAACAGAAACTTTTTCAATTACAACGTTTGTTTGAATCGTTCGTGTTTGCGGGGATGAAGCGGCAACGCCAATTGAAGAAATCGTAAAAATCAAATTGTCGTCCCCGTCATATCCCTTAATATCAATAAACCCATACCCGCTTTTATAAGACGAACACGCAAACGTTAATGTTCCCGGGTACAAACAAACAGGGACAACCGTTGTTTCCCCGGCAATAACAGAAAATCCGTCCACAAATTGCGTGTCCAATTTTGCGGTCGTAAATATTGATGGAATTTGCGCCAATTCTTGTTCCCACGAACCGTTGTATTTTAATATGCAAATTTGCCTATTATCTACGACGATTCCATCGAAATTTGAATAAGTCCCGGGGATTGCCGCAACGTAAAAAACGTTTTGGTCGGGCGTTCCGGGGTTTGTCGTCGGTTCTGCAACGCCTTTGAATAAATACCCGGCCACAACTGTATTGTTGACAATTGACAAAAGAATTGCCAACATATCGTTACCGGATATTTGTTTGTCGTTATTGTCCCAATCAACCGCGTTCTCAATCGCGTTTTTCAAAACATTGTAGTTTGCCATATCTTAATCCCTGTTGTCAAAATCATCATTATAATCATCGTTGAAATCGCCGCGTTGGGCCTTAATATAACCCAATCCAATTTTCTTTGCGACGGTTGCCGTGTCAAATTCGGCTTCTACGCTTGCGACGTCGCCGTTATCTTCCCAATCGGGCGTAATTAAAAACGTGTCCAAACTATACCGTTGACCGTTGTATGTAATTTCCGCAAAATCGGCCATTCTTATAAACCGCATTACATCCAACAGGTATTCGGACGCAAGAAATTTGAACCTGTAATGTTTTTCGGAAATTTGCTTTACCGGGAAAAAATAACCGTCCCGGGTTTCGCCCTCTTCTTCAAACGGATATTCCGGTTTGGCAATAGACGAATCCAAATATAAAACATTCTTGAACGTCGGGTTTGTATAAACAATAGTTCCCGCATCCATTACAAAATCGGTCAAATCCCACCATTCGATTTTCAAATACGGTTGAATGTCGTTGACAACTGTAAATATTTCCGAATACCAAACATTAGGACCGTCGGAAAGGACCGCGAAATATTGTCCATTTTGGAATTGAGCAAAAACAGGTAATTGACCGGGAAAAATAATAACGTCATATCCAAGCGACGCGAACGATTTAACAGTTATTCCCGCATCAATTATTTCTTGCGTATATGTTCCAACCAAATTAAAATCCTTATCGTAAACCCGGAAATACTCAACGTTAAACGAATCCCGATGATTGCGTATAATTTGGAATGGTAACATAAACATTGCCGGCGTAAATAATGGATACACACGGCCATATATCCACCATTTGCGGGCGTTCTGTTGTTCCACAGACGTGTACCACGGTAACACGCTTAAATTGTTATTCGGTATCATATTTTAATGTCGTGTTTGCGTTCCTTGACGACAAATTTACGGACATTTTTTGAATTGTACCGTTGCCAAGGCCCGTTTTAATCAAATTGAACATATCCGGTTCCGTCAAGACCGGGAATTTAATGGTTTGGGTTTTCAACTTTTTAATGCCACGTACCCATTGTTGAACGCCGTTTATTTCCACATCCCACGCGGGCATATCAAACATATAATACCGTTGCAAGAACATAAACGAAACCCACGCATTTTGCAAAATATGGTCGTTTCCATCAAAATCAAAATTCACGTATGGCAATCCAAATGTTTTTACATTAAAGATTGACAAATTATTGTTATTTATTGAGCAACGAATATAACAAGCGTTGGCCGGAACAGAAAACACAACATCCGTTAATGATTCATTGCAATTGCTTCCGCCAACATAATTTTTATTTGAATCAAACCACGCGAATTGTTGTGAATATGAAAGATAAACAACACTTTGTGGCGAAACCGGTATAAAATCGGAAACAGAATATGACGACAACGTATTAAGATTTCCCGTTTTATAATCAATATAATAACCCGTTGTCGCGTTTTGTCCATCCCCAATTAACGCTTTTGTCGCGCCCAACAAAACAAACCCGTCCTTTGATATTTCCCCGGGATTTAACAAGATATAATCAACGTCGGACGTGAATTGCGAAACATCAATTTGTTCGATGTTGTCCGGGTTGACGTACTTGGAAATAATGTCAATTGGGAATCCATCAAAAAGTTCTGTAACGTCGTCCATCCATCCGAATTGATAACGGGCCGCCATTTCCGGTTTATCAAATTGATATTGGTTGCGGGCATACGCCCACGGTTTCCCATTCCGGGTTACAATCTGTTGCGTCAAATCAATTCCGACAACAGGTTGGCCCGTGTATGTTCCGCCGCGCATAAAATACGAAATATGTTCAATTCGAAACCGGTTTTGTTCATCAATGAACCAATAACAACGGAAACAATCGCGCAACATATCCGTAACGCGTTTTAATGTTATCGGGGCCTTTTGGGCCGGTTGGTCGTAACCCGACGAAATGACGTTTGATTTTGGCGTAATGAACAACCCTTGGTCAATGCCTGTAATCGGGTTGGCATCATACAGGAATTGGGAATAATCCGTTGTCCCGTCGTGTGTAATTCCGGGCGCAACCTTGGCCAACAAAACCGATATAACGGACCAAATCGGAAATGCATCCTTTAACGTGTATTCCTTACGCCAATATTGTTCCGTTAACCAATCGAAAACGTCAAAGACAAACCAAAATGATATTCGGGACCAAGCCGCCCGGGCAATCGGGTACGCGTCGCCATAACCAACGCTTTCGGGTATTCCGGCGTCATAATACAATCCCGGTTGATATATTCCCCATTTGGTTGGCGTTGTTGTAAGGTAATCAGAAAACCAAATTGTATTTGGAAAATAGTAACCAATAATACGGGAATAATTGCGGTTGTTTTCCACAATATCGTCGTCCGGGATGGGATATGTATTTAGTCCCAACGCCTGTTCAACGTCTGTTACATATCGCGCAAATACCGATACGTCGTGAATGTATAATTTAATGTCCCCGGCCGCACCGCTTCCGGAAACGGGTTGCAAGACAAATTCTTGTGGAATTTCCGTCGAAATGCCGGAATAAGACCACAACGCAAGATTATCAGAAACCCGGACAATCCGTAATGTAGAAGCCGCGTCCGACGTGTGTTTATAAAACGTAAATTTGTAATCCCCGTTCACATATTCCGCGCTATCCCCGGGGTTCTGCGTATAAACGTCCCCCATAAAAGCCGGCGGCAAAACGGGCGTTCCCTGTTGCGTTACCTCAACAATTCGGGCCGTTTTATTCTTGGCAAAATGGTATGTGTTTTCCAATTCGCTTTCACTGTCCACGGCTTCACATTCTTGTTCCCACCACATACCGGAAAGAAAACAACCGATAACCGTTTGGCCCGGGACGTAAACTTGAATCATCGGCCGTTTGTCCAATTTGACGGGTTGGATTACCGGGGCCAAATCAATCAAATTGTATTCCTTTTCCATTCCGGCCAATACCGCGTTGTATCTGTCATTTACGGTCGGCGTTACAATCGCGGTTTGGTCGTCCTCATTAAATTTGCAATCGGTTTTCCAAAATTGCCCGGACCAATATACGGCCCACGTTTGGCCGCCATCGTATGAAATGGATATTACAACGTCAAATTGCGTGTCGAACGCCTTTGACCGAATAAACAAGTAATCGTCTTTTTGGAACGTCAATTTGCCGGACAATTTACCCCGGTAAAATTCTTGGTTCTGTTCCAACGCGTAATCAATCGCCAAATCGTCCTTATACACGGGGAACGCTTGGCGGGTATCATTTCCGGCGGAAAGTTGAAATTTGTAAATCGGGTTCATCTTGTTAATTCTTGTAAATCTTGCGGGTCAAATTCTTGTACCGAATAACGGTATTTCCTTGGCCGTCCACGTATTGGGTGCGGTCGCCCTGTTCGCGGATTGCGGCAACGTCCTTTTCAAGCCCGGAAACGTCCGTATTTCCGCCGCCAACCAACCCGACGGCATAACCGCCCATCGCGGCGTTTGCGCGTTGGTATTTGTCCGCAAACGTGCCATCGTTGAACGCATTTATTACGTCCGGAATCAAATGGCCGTAACGGCGGGAATTTCGTTTGTTAATGATGGCAAAATATTCGCCGCCCTCGGCACGGCGTCGGGTTCCATCCGGCTTTGTTCCCAAGTCAATGTCGTGGCCGCTTGCGTGGGAACCGCCTTGCAACAGTTCAACCGTACCTTGGCCGTACTGTTCCGTTTGCCCGGCAACTTGGGCGGCCTTTACCTTTGCAAATGCGAACGACGCCCACATTGTTACCAATGCGGCGGCGGCCAATGCCGGACCGACAACAGGAATACCGGACAACGACGACCAAATGTTGGCCGATGCGGTAATAAGGGACGACGCTTGCGTAATGGTATCAATGGCCAATTGGGCCTTTTGGGCTTTTTGCTTTTCCTTTATTGCCGAATCTTGGTTTTTCTTTGCCAATTCCAATTCCTTTTGCGCGGTCGTTACCTCATTGGCATAACCGGCGTTGCGGGCTTCAATTTCGGCGTCCAAAGTCTTTTGCGCCGCATCCACTTGGGCGTTGGCCGCGTTCAATGCCGCATCGGCGGCGGCGTTCCAAGAATCAACGATTGACGCAATGGATTCTTTCACGGAATCAATCGCCGTATTTAACGCATCCTGTTGGTCGGAATCCAAACCAATTCCCATAAGTTCATACAGGTTGTTATATGGCAATTTCTTGGTTTCCTTTTCAATGGCGGCAATGGTGTTTTCGATGGTCTTGCGTTCGGTTTCGGTCATTTTGTAACCGGCGGCCGCATCCAATTCCAATATCTTTTGCAAACGTTCCCGTTCCATCCGCAATTGAAATTCGGTCTTTTGGCGTTCGTTCTTATCCAACAAAGAAAATTCCGACGCGGCCAATTCCTGTTGCGCATCCAACAACATCAACGCCCGCTTGGACGTTAATTCTGTCGTTTGCTTCAATATGATAGCGTCCCATTTCTTGTTAATGTCCGCTTCATTTTGGCGTACATCGGCGGCCAATTGGGCGTTTTGTGCCAATTCAATGTCACGTTGCTTTTTCAACAACTCAATGGACAAATCAACCTGTTCTTGGGAACCGTCACGCGTGGCGTCCAATTGCAATTGAATCCGGGCCGCATCGGCGTTCAATTGGTCAACGGTTATTTGCTCATTCAATTTTGCAAGTTCCTTGCGGTATTGGTCGCCCAAAAGGACCAATTGGTTGTACATTTCCGCAATTTCGGTTTCGGTCAAATCCCGTTGTGTGGCAATGGCGGTCGTCAAATCCTCAATTTGGCGTTCATACCCAACACGCAATGCGGTACGTTCCTTTTCGGCCCCGTCGGCCATCAACGCAATTTCCACGTCTTGGGTTTCACGGCGGGCGGCCAAATCCCGGGCGGCAAAAGCGTTTTGCAAATCTTGCAAATCTTGGTTGTACTTTTCTTGAATGGCTTTTATTTGGTCATTCAAAGCCCGGCGGGCCTTTACGGTCAAATTGGTTTCGGTCTTTAACCGGGTTTGAATGTCTTGGATTTGGCGTTGGGCGTTCGCTTTCAGTTGGGCGGATTCGCGCTTGTAAGAATCGTTTATTAACGCAATGCGGGCTTCTTGCGACGAACGCAACACGTCCAATTCAGTCTTGGCAATATCTTGGGATTCCTTGCGGCGTTGGGCCAACTGTACGGCCCGGTCCGTGGAAATTTGTGCGCCCTCTGTTTGCAAGTCAACGGCAATTTGAACAGAACGGCCGTAATTGTCAATTTGTCCTTGGACGGCTTCAATTGCTTTGTCAATCTTGGTGTTCTCAACCTTTCCGTCCAAGTCAACATCCACGCGCAAACGATTCTTTCCGGCGGCTTGGGCCTGTTGCAATTCCAAAAGCGTTTTTTGCAATTGCTCAACCTTGGCGCGGTTCGCTTCCAATCCGGCAACCTGTTCGCCGTATATTTCCATTTGTTTGTCGTGGGCCTTGACGCGTTCGTTGTAAATTTCATCTTCCAACGCCCGGGTTTCGGATATGGACGCGTTGCGGGCCTTGGCCACATCCAATTCGTTTTGCAACGTTTGGATTCGTTCGTTATTGGCCCGGGTTTCCGATGCGGCCAATTGTTCCATATAATCCAATTGGGCGGCCAACGCTTTGTTCAACTTGGTTTGTTCCTTGGCGGCCCGGTTGGCCCCGGCGGCAAACGCAACCAATGCGCCAACAACAGTTATCAATGCAATTGCCAACAGGACATACGGGTTTGCGGCGGCAACGGCGTTGAATATGCGTTGCGCAACCGTGGCCCCGGCCGTGGCGGCGGTGTTCTTGGCCTTGGCCGCCGTATCCAATTGTTCGGCCTTGGTTGCCGCCTTGGTTTGCAATATGCGAATCCCGGTCATTAAATTGGATTCCTTTTGCAATGCGTTTTGAACGGCGGTCAATCCGGAAACAATACCCACGGCCGCGCCCAAATTCTTTTGTGCATCCGTTGCGGTTTCCGATGTTTGGCCCATCAACGCCATCGTTCCGGTAACGGCGGACATTCCGCCCGATGCGGCGGACGCCGCGCCCATCGTCGCGTCCAATTGGGCCGTGTCGGACGACATATTTTTAACCTCTGTTTGGGCGTCGGCCATTGCGTCCTTTAATTCGGCGGCACGGGCGGCCATCGTTTGGTATTCTTCCGAATTGGTTTCGCCTTGGGTTTTCAAAAACGCCATTTGTTGAATCAACGACGTTAGTTCCATTTTCAACCCCTTGGCCGCATCGGCATAATTACCCACGTTCAACGTGTGTTTGCCGGTTGCTTCCTGTAACCGCTTCATTTCCTCATAAATGGCGGCGGTTTCCTGTTCCAATGCGCGGCCCGCTTCCGTCCCGGAACGTTCGGCGGCGGACATTTCGTTAAGACGAATTTTGTTCAACCGGTATTGGGCGGACAATCTGTTATAGGAACCCTCAACCGACGTATTTATTTGGGTAATCAGTTTGTCAATTTGGGCCGATTCCTTTTTGGCGGCGGCGGCTTCCGCAAACGCTTGGGTCGCTTTCCATTGGGCGGTCGTGACGTCACGATATTCGGCAACCAATTTGTCGGATTGTTCGGTTGCCAATTGGATGGCCTTGCGTTGTTCTTCGCTTGCGCCGGATACGTTTTGCATACCCTTGGCAATTTCTGCGGCCGCGCCCTGTATTTTTTGTTTTGCCCCGTCGTACTTGGTAATCAATTCGTCCAATTGGTCCATCAAATTGGTTATCGAATCGTCCGGCGTAATCAAATCGCGGTAATAAATTGGGTTCGGATTGTCCATAATAGTTATTTTCGTTAAAAATCCGTTTTAACGGCGTTTTGTTTCTCAAATGATAAATTACACGTCCCGGGTCGTTATCGCTTAAATTTGGCCCGTTTCTGTGCCTTTTCCGCCTGTTTCGCCCTTTCCTTGACAAAATCGAACGCGTTGTAAAATTCCAAAACGGAATAATCCTTGGGTTTGACGTGCAATTGTTCCGACAAAACCAAACAAAGGTTTTCAAATTGGCGTTCAAACTGTATTTCCACGCCGTCGGAACCGGTAAACATTTTCGGGTGGGAATAGGTAATTAACGCCGTCGTCAACTTGTCCACGATTTCCGCACCCGCCGGGTCGTCAATACCCGCCACAATCCCGTTCAAGATTTCCAACGTTCGCTTGCGCAAAATGTCGTAATATTCTTTCACGTCCGAATCGTTGAAAAGGGCCGGGAAATACAATGTTAATTCCCCGTCAATTTTTTTTTTGACCGCTTCCAATTGGGCGGTCAATTCGCTTTCGGGAACATCGTTCAACTTTTCCGTAATGGCGGCCAACGCATCATCCCCAATGTCGGTGCAATCTTGGCCATCAATCTTTGTTACCAACGCGGCAAACGCCCGGTGTTTGGGATTGACGCCCGATTGAATCAAAAACACGCATTGGCGCATATTTTCCAATTCCTGTTGTGCCTGTTCGGGTTTCCCGGCCATAAGGAACCGGCGCGTTTTTTCAATGCGTTGGTCGAACGCGGCAATGTCGGAACCAATGCCCGCATCAACCAACAACAACTTTTGGTATTTGTGAAAACGCACAATCGGCAATTCTTCGATTGTGTCGTAAAATTCCACGGTGTGTTTTCCAATCTTTGCCGTTACCATAATTCCCGGGTTATCAGCGTTGAACAAATCGGCGCGGCCAACAATATCCAATGGCCGGTTGCCACGCACAAAGTTAGCGAAATTATGACGCATACCCACCACGAACAACAGAATTTGCAATTAAACAGTTGTTCGAAAAAGTCATTTGGCGCGTGGACCTGTAACCATTCCAACCATTGCCATTTTGCGGCCAACGCCAACAGGAACGCGGCCGCCAATGCGACGACCACAACCCAACATACAAATTCAATTATTCCACACATAATTCGGCAAATTCCAAAAGCCCGTCAAACCGGAACCCGGCGAACGGGTGCATTAAAAATTGGTTGTCAATTTCGGTCAACGTATAACCCCGGTAAATATTTTCGCAACGTTCGTATATGCGGTTGATGGCAATACGGCCGTCGCTTAAATGCCAACCGGCCCGGCCATTCAAGACGCGCAAAATTTGGGCTTTCAACTGTTCCGTGTTGCGGTTGTCCGGGACGTCGTAAACCCGGGTCAAGTCAAACCAAACAATCAGTCCGAACGGGGCTTTGATTTCACGCGCCCACGGCCCGGCGTCAATGGTTTGGGGGTCCTCAATTTCAAAGAATGAAAAATTGCCAATCTTGGAATCCGGGGAAACCTCTAAATAATCATTCGGTCCGTGGCCGTTCCATCCGCCGCAATACACGTTCGGGGTAATTATGCGTTTCCCGTTCAACATCTTTGTAAGACGTTGGGACCGGCCAAACGCCACGTCCAACCACGGGATATTTTCAACCAATCCGGTTTGAATTTCGCCAATGATGCGGTCCAACATTACCGGGTTTTGGATTATGGGTGCGTTGTTAGTTGCCATAAAGTCGTGTTCTTAATTCGTCCATCAATTCGTTGTATGCGCCACGTTCGACAAATACGACCATCCAATTGGCCATCATTAAACCGAACGTCGAAACGCCGTATTTTGCAATGATTCCTTTGGAATACCCGGTTGTCCCGACGATTCCAACGGCGTCCGCGTCAAATTGTACGCCCAATTCGTCGTGAAAACGGCCATTGATATACAGGTTTGGCGCATCCGGGTTGCGTTGGGCCGAATACGGGTAATTTATGCCCGATGCTTTCCAAGCGGAATAACGTTTGGCCGATTCAACCGTGTAAAAATATCCCGACGGTTTCAAATCTTCGGAATAATACGGGCGTATGTCTTGACCATTGGACGCCAACCCGGCGAACAACTGTTGTTTTTGCAAATCCAAAATGTCGTCCGGGTGTTTAATGACGACGTTACGGACCAATTCGCCGGTCTGTAACCCATCATTAACGCCCGCAACGCGGGTCCGCAAGTCGTTCAATATTCCCATATCCTGTTTTTGGCCGTTTTCCGGCGATTTCCGGGCGTTTCGTTCAAAAGACGGGTAATTTATCATTTCGAACGGGAACGCCCGTTATACGCCATTTCTTGCAAAATTAACTATACCGTGCGATATTTGACGCCGTGGTTGTTGCATTGCAAACAAATCCGGTCCAATCCACGGGTATCCAAAGACAAAGCCCGGTACGCCTGTTTCAGTTCGTAACCAAGCCCCGACGCCCGGCCGGTGGGTGCGCCGTCAAGTTCATACAACAGTTCGTCACGCGTGACATTCACTTGGTTGCGGTTCACGCGAACGTCCGGATTCATTGCGATTGTACGCAAGACGTTGGCGGCAACCTGTTTTTGTATGACCGTGGCGAATATTTGCCGTTGGGAAATGATGAAATCGGTTAAATCGCAACCAACCGATATTTCAACGTTCATTCCGTAATTCATCGTGTTGGTATAACCGATTTGGCCAATATCGAACATTTCCGGGTATTCGGCAAAGTCCAACGGGGCGTGAATCCCGAACGGGGAAACCTGTAAATACTTGGTCATTTGCCGCCAAGATTCAATCGAACCGCCAAGACACGTTTGGCACGGTTCCACGGACCAATCCTTGGAAACGTTCAACGCTTGCATCCCGGCGGGCAAATCGTTTTGGTTATAGCAAAGGAACCACGCGCCGCCGGAATCGTTGCCGTTTCCATCAGTCCCGGGGATATACGGCAAATATATTGGTTCGTCCGGGGTAAACCATTGGAACCCGCCTTTTGTGTTGGTAAAGTTCAAGTTAATTACTTTCATCGGCGCAATTTGCGACGAATGGAAAAGGTACAAACGTACCGTTCCGGTCCCGCCAACCATTTGCAAACCGATTCGTTCAATTTTCGTGGTAACGCCCATCGAACGGACCGGGACGATTTCAAACCCGACAATCTTTCCGGCCGGGTCAATCGTGGCGGCCAATCGGGCGGCCCCGTCAAAGAACGTGCGTCGTTCCAACAAATTCTTGGTTTCCTGTTGCAATTGCTTTTCTTGGATGAATTGTTGGACCGCCGTGTTGATTCCGTTAATGGTCAAATGGCGCACAAAGTCGGAAAGACTGTTATACGTTTCCCAATCGGAATTGTTTTCGGCCGGTTCGGAACCGGCGTTGTCGGCCAATGCAATCCACACAACGCCGTTGTGCTTTACCTTTGCCCCGGCCTTATACGACACATCGTTTTTCCATTGGGGGTATTTGTACAAATAATCGTCCGGCATAATCGCCCGGACATTGGCCAACGTAACAAGCGGGTGCGCACCTTGGAACGTCAACCCGCTTTCACTTTGGCACAACGCATCGTCAATTTGGTTTTGTGGGTTGTAATCCTGTTGCCAACCGACAACAGGCAACAACGCCGTTTGTATGTCTTGCAATCGTACCATTTTGTTTTCCTGTTCTAAAATGAAAAACGGGGACGGGGTTGTTGTGACCCGTCCCCGCGTTAATGGTTGGTTTTAGTCCGTTCCCGTATTACTGTACGGCTTGGGTATAAACCGGATTGGTTTGGCCGTTCACGACCTCAACGGGCGCGGCAAAAGGATTGGCCGTGCCGGGCGTTGCAACCTCAACTTTGATGATGGGATTGGCAACGGTGGTGGGGTCGGAATTGTACGCAACCAAAAAGGCCACGTCAACGGAAAATCCGAAATACTCTTTGACGTTGCAAACCATATCGGCGGATGCGGCCCCGGCGATTGCGGATTGGTCGCCAACGGCGGTGTAATAGTGGGAACCCACGGGCAAATCAATGTACGGCAAACGTACAACGTCCCATTCGTGGAAATTGGCGCGGGTGCGGCTCAACGCTTCGCGGTCAACACGGGTCAACACGCCAACGTTGCCATCGGCAACAATGTAACCGGTTGCGAACACGCCGGAACCGTTCACAATGTTGTTGGTGTAATGGAACACTTTGTTGTCGTATTCCAAACGCTTGTTGACGTCGTTGTAAATGTCGTGTTCGGCCATCTTGCGGACCAAAGAATCGAACCCGGCCCCGCCGATAACGTGCAACATTTCGGGGTATGCGTTGGCCCTCATCATTGCGTTCATATCGGCCAAAAATTCCATTCGTGCGTTCCACGGGATTTGGACGGAATTGGAAACGACGTTGTAATACAACGCATCCTTGAACACTTGGGTTTTGTTCGCTTCCAATGCGGCAATGGCTTGGACGTCCATTGCGGTTGCAAGGGCGCGGCAAACCTTTTCCATCTTGCGGGCAAAGTCGTGTTCGTAGGAAATTTCGTTGTTCCTGTACAGTTGGGGAACCATCGTGAACCCAACGGCCAATGTTACCCAATTGACGGTGTACAACGCGGACGTGTTTTCGTCGTCGGCGATAACGCACGAACGGACGTTGGAAACGGTCACGTCGCCATCGTAATTGATAACGGGGATTTGCACGGTGTTGCCAATGGATTCAAAGGCACGGTCGCGCAAGTTGGGGTTGATGATGGAATTGGCGGCGTTGGTTTGCTCAATGAAGAAATCCAATGCGCCGTATTCCAACGGGCGGGCCATATTACGGTCAAATTCCGGATTTTCGACACGCCAATTTTGCAAACGGGTTGCTACAAGTGACATAATGCAAAAGTTTTAATTGTTAATGTTTTTTGCCGGATTGACCCTTTACCCGGTGTTGTTGTTTCTGTTGGTTTAACGAATCGGCAACGCCTTTAACACATCGTGGTTTTCTTTCCACGCGGCCGCCATTGCGTCGTTAAATTCCTTGGACCCGTTGACCAATCCGCGTTCCATCAGTTGTTTTGCAATGATTTCGTGGGCTTGGTCTTGGGATGTTGCCCCGGAAATATCCACGGTCTTGGAACCGCCGCCGTTTCCACCTTGGCCGCCTTGGGAACCGGCCCCGGTTTGTTTGCGGCCGTCCTCAATAACACCCATCGTTTTGAGTTCGGCGGAAACAAGTTCGGCGGCCGTGAACGGACGCAAGTTGTTTTCCGGGTTTCGTTTCGGCGTACCGTTTTCCATAAACGCCAATACTTTGCCGCCGTTTCCGTCGTCAATGTATTCGGGGTTCATTCCCTTTACCTTTTCGACGGCCTGTTGTAACAGAACGGACGTAACAGACGCGGGCAAATCGGCCTTGAATTTGATTCCGGCGGTTGCCTTGGCAAATTCGCCGTCAACCTTGGTCATAAACATTGCTTTGGCGTGTTCGGACTTGGCATTGTCAAATTCGGTTTTCAAATCGCCGTATTGCTTGGTTACGTTTGCCAAATCGGCCTTGGCCTGTTCCAATGCACGTTTGGTTTCCGCATCCGCGCCGCCCTTGGCAATAACCGATTCCAAACGGGTTTTCTCTTTTTCCAATTCGGAAACCTTGGTTTGCAATTCGGCGGCGTTACCCGCTTGGCCTTTGATTTCGCCAATAACACGTTTGGCGTAATCATACGTTTTTTCGGCCCCGTTCTTGGCGATACCGGACGCGGCCAAAATGTCCGCATCCAACCCGCCGTAAATTTCGCCGGTCTTTTGACCAATAACGGCGGTTTCGTCGTTCTTGGACATTTCGACAATCGCGGTTTTCTGTTCATCCGTCAAGCCGGACAACGCGGCGTTGGCGTTCAATAATTCGGTTGTAAGTGCCATAATTCTTTCCCTTTGAATTTTTGGTTAATGTCGTTTTACTTTTCGTTTCGCCCGGGACGATTACTTTTCGGATTCAGTCTTGGCGGGGCGTCCCGGTTTCTTGGTTTCGGCCTGTTCGCCGGTTCCGGCTTGCATCTTGGCAAGTTCCTTGGCCACGGCGGCCGCAACGGCGGCGTCAAACTTTTCTTGTTCGGCCTTGGCCTTGGCTTCCGCCTGTTCTTTGGCCTGTTGTTCGGCCTTTTCGGCCTGTTCTTTCAACCACACGTTCGGGTCGTGCAAGATGGTCACGGTGTAACCCTGTTTGCGCAAACTGTTTGCAACGTGGGCTTCGAAAATCTTTTTGCCGAATTTTTGCACCCGGGGTCGGGAAATACGCTTGCCGGTTTTCGGGTCGAATTGTACGACCTCAATAACGGCGTGGTAGTCCTTTTCTTCGCCCTTGGGGACAATGTAATTTTCGGCGGTCAACTTTTCAATCGGGGTATCGCGCCCGTCTTTTGTAATCATACGTCTTTACGGTATTTGGTTAAACATTGGCCGGTTCGGGTTTCTGTTCATCGGCATATTTCCGAAATTCGGCCGTAATAATTTCAATCTTTCGTTTGTACGGTATCGCTTCGCCGAAATCCAAAATGTTGGTGTTTTCACGTTCGAATCGGCGTACAAAATTAGGAAAGTTTAATTTAATGCGCAAATCCTGTTCGGAAACCAACTTTTTGTCAAACAGTTCGGAAACCTCTTGGCGGGACAAATGCCGGAATGGTTCAAGTTCCGACAAAACCAACATTCGGCGCAATTGCATCGGGTCGTTCCTGTATTCCGTTTCGATGATTTGGCGTTGCATCATATCCAATTCGGATTCGGACGCGCCCGCATCCTTGGCGGCTTTGTAACGCTTGCGCAATTCATCGGGGGAATACAAGTAAAATTCGGTTCCGTAATTGATGTTTGCGGAAATGAAATAACGACCATAACGCAAATGACAAATGGTTGCATCAACCCATTGTTGCGCGGCTTCAAATCCTTTTTTAACACGATTCAAAACCGTGGTTACGCTTTCAAAGTTGGCCATTACCTGTTGTTCGTTGAACGCATCCCGGTTCGTTACGATTTCATCTTGACCGACAACGGCCGTAATGATTTCTTCGCGCAACCGCTTTTGTTCCCCAACGTTGTAATCTAACGCGTTGCGGTCAACGGTCAATAGTTGAACCGGGTTCCGCAAATCGGGTTGGTTTTCTTCGGCGTTCGGTACGGGAATTTCAACAAAGGACCCGGCCCCGATAATACGTTTGTTGCCACATTTCGGGCAACGCAACAGTAATCCGGCCATATCCAAACGGTAATGTCCTTGTTTATCCCGCAAAAAACCGCCGTCGCAATAATCGCCGTTTTCGGCGTTGGTAAAATCGCAACTTTGTTCGTAACCGGACAAAATGGGATATGCGCCCATTAAATCCAATTGACGCTTGGAAATGTGGAAAAATTCGAACCAATCCAACGATTCAAGAACGGCGGACAACGGGGACGCCTTTACGTCCGGTTCATCCAACGAAATGGGTTCATTCCAAAAGAACCGCGCCGGACAATAACCCAAATCGTGCGGGGCTTCAATCTTTGGCATACCGTCAATTGTTCCGGTGTGCTTTTTGTCGTCCCAAACACGGTATGTTTCATCGTCCAATACAACGATTTCGTCACGACGGCGGAAAACGATATAATCCATTTGTCCCGTTGTGGGTTCCGCTTTGTACGTAATTACGTCGTCAATCGGCAACCAATAAAAATACGGTTCCGGCAATTCGGTTTTCTGTTCCCGTGGTACGTCAACGATTAGAACGGAATTGATTTCGGATTTGAAAAATTCCCATCCTTTGGTTGACCATACGTTGGGTTCATCCAACTTGGTTAATCTGTATTGTTCCCAATCGTCCCGTTGGGCCGAATTAACGAATTGGTAATTGAACGCGGGGTTGCGCCCGTCGAATATACGGGAAAGTTTGTCAAAGCACACATCCGTTATCTCATTGGTTTTTATGGGATAACGGAATAGTGCTTTGAACAAAACAAATTTGTCGTGCGGCAAGATATTTTCGACCATTGCCAAAAATTGGGTCAATGGCAAAGAAATGTACGGTGCATTGAAAGACGTAACGCGTTTGACCGTGTGAAATTTGATGCGCATTTGATGCAATTTCGCACGGCTCAATGTCGCGGACCTCTTATTTTCCGCAATCTTTTCTTTTATCTTGGCGACGTCGTAACCCATTGTTCACAAATTCGAATTTTGAATTTTCCGGCAAATGCCATCCGCCATTGTTCGGCATCCTCAACAACCGTTCGGCGTGGGAAATTTCAAATTCCCGGGTAACGTCATTTGCCATCAACGTTACCGTGGTTGTCTTGGCGTTCATAACTATTCGGATGCGGGGACCAAATCGGTCAACGGGTTAAAGTCGGTTGGCACAACAATGGCCAAGTCGTCGGAATAGTTGTCGGGATATTGCCAAGAAATGGCGTTGGAATCCTTGGCGTCGAAATTCCCGTGAATCTTGGAACCGATGAACAATGCACGAATGGGAATCGGCATAAAGTCGCCATCGGTTTCGCCCTTTATGGCTTCAATCTTTCCGTTTTCGTCGAACAGGAAAACGCCAAGATTACCGGCGGCGGCTTCGCATTGCAATTCTTTCATCGTCTTAATGACGGATTGCGGGATGGAACGCAAGGAACCATCAAATTGAACGGGGTTGCCGCCCAATACTTGGGGGATACCGCCCAAATCGTCGTTTCCGCCGGACGTCATACGGGCGTCGCCGCCGGAATCAGCCGGCGAATTGATGTACGGGGATACCACGATTTTGGAACCGTTGGCGGCGGCCAACAATGCGGTCCAAGACGCTTTCAACAGGATGGACGCGGCGGTGGTAAACTTGTTTACGGTTCCATCGGCTTGACGCAAGCGTTGGAACGCAACTTTTTGAATTTGGCCGAAATTTTCCGGGCAAACAACGTTGGGAATGGTTGTGATTGCGGCGGCGGCCGGGCATTGACAAATTAGTGACATAATGGTTTAATGTTTAATTGTTGATGTTTTACGGCTTACCCTTGGCCGCTTTCATCGGCAAATGTAGTTATTTTTCTTGAAAATCGCGTTATTTCGCTTCGAAAACAAAATAAGTGTAATTCTTTGGATTTTTAGTTTGATGCGCTAAAAACGCCCGGAAATGGCCTTAATGGACGCGAACGCCCCGGTTGGCCGCGTTGTATGGCCGCGTGTTGCCATCGGCAATTTCCTTTTCATATATTCCGGTCAATCCGTCCGCGTCGTCGTCGTGTTCGTTTGCGTCAAACTTGCGCAAGAATTGCGTAATATGGTCGTGCAATTTCTTGTACCGTGTTTCCCATCCGAACGGCATAATGATATGTTGGTTGACAAAGGGCGCATTGGTAACAATCCGGGCTTCTTTGTTGTCGCTTTGGTAAAACGGAACAGTCAACGCCCGCACCTTTTTTTTCACGGTCTTTTCGAATTGGGAACCGCCATTGTTCGATTCAATCCACGCTTTTTGCACGTTGTTGGCGTTAATCAGTCGGGGAACGGTCACGGTCGTAACGTCCGTTGATTCGTCGGTAAATTCAATGTCGGTAATCAGCGCAAACAACAACGGTTCCATCCGGTGTTTCGCTTCATTCCAAATTTGGTTTTCGGACCTGTAAATGTCATAAGACGCCGCAAACAAATAGTCGTCGCCTTGGTCGGCAACATCAACGTAACAACCGGAACGGACGTATTGGCCCCAATCCTGTTTGTCAACCCACGTTTTGAACGGTTGGTACAAAAACGCCGTGGCGTCCCCGGGATTACCTTGGTACAAACATTGGAAACCCAACGGGTCCAATTGCTTTTGTTGCAACAGACGTTCCAACGAATGGCGTTTGGCCCACAATGGTTGCCCGGGTTCCCGGGCGTCAATTTCCGTGGCGTTCCCGGTCTTTATTGCTTCAAAGTTGACCAATACCCACGCGCCCGACGGGATGTTGTCGAAATCGGACCATCGTTCGGCAAACACGACCTTTTCCGAATCAATGATTTTGCCAATAATATCGTCCGGGTTCCAACGGGTAAACACGACCAATTGTTGGGAATCATTGTGCAAACGGGTTTGTGCAACTTTCGTGAACCATTCCCACGCGGCCGTCCGGATTATTGGGGAATTTGCTTCGGCGGAATCTTTGTACAAATCATCGTAAATCATTACGTCCACGGTCTTGGACGTCAACGAACCGCCACGGCCCACGACACGCAACGAACCGGTATGCCCGACGATTTCGAACACGTCCGAATTGCGCAAGTAATTATTGGCCACGGTCACGACATTGGACCCGTTCAATTGCGTATCCGGGAAAATGGCCCGGTATGCGTCGCAATCAATCAGTCGTTGCACATCCCGGTTGAAATCCTTGGCAATGGTTGCGGCATACGAACAAATACATATTTTCAAATCCGGGTACATTCCCAACATATCGGCCGGTAAAAACCGGCTTGAACCTTGGGATTTGCCGTGTTGCGGCGGGGCCTGTATGATTAGTTTTTGAATTTTGCGTTTGGCGAACATATCCAACACCCGGTAATACGCTTTATGGAACGGGGTTGGGTCAAACTTGGAATCCATATATTGCGCAAACCACAACAGGTTGCGCCGTGCGCCCTCTTGTAAAAACAATTCCGGGTGTTCCGACAACGCCCGGGTTATTTGCATCGTATCAACGTCCATTATCCCAAATCCTTTTCCAAGTTAACCAAACCATCGGAACGTTTGCCACACTCAACGAATCCGTTTCGTTTGTACCACTCAATCATCCATTCGTTCGGGTCCGCCCATAAAACTAACTTTTTGCAATTCATCAAACGCGCCCGCCGTTCCCCAAGCGTTAACAATCGCCGCCCATATCCACGACGCCGGATTGACGTATGTACAATTAAGTCGTGCAAATACGCAACCGACAAATCGTCATTTTCAACAGACACGGAACACAACGCCCGGCCGCTTGCAATGACAATCGTTATTTTTTGACCCCAATGCCAAATGTTTTTATGATATATAACCCGCATTACATATCAATGTTTCATCAGTTCGTCAAACGCACGGTTAATCGCATAAAGCGCAATGGCCACAAATAAGACCAATACGGCAATGATTAACAGGCCCAACAAAACGGCCAATAACGTGGCCCAAAAATTCGACATAATTATTTCCCATTTATTGCGTCAATAACTTGGGCCAACAGGGAATCGGGAACGTTGGCCAATGATACGCCGGAACCCTTTTGTTCAACGTCAATTTTGCCGTTGACGTCTTGGGCCACGCGGTTTTTCCAATTGTCCGGGTCGCGGTTGCACAACGCAAAGATAATGGCCGTTGGATTCGGGGCCGCCTTTTTGTGGACAACCTTTTTTTTGACCTCAACCATTTTGCCCGCTTTATTCAATGCGTGTTCGGTCGTGGTTTCGTCCCATTCGTACCCGTTTACCAACTCAATCAACGAACGTTTACAGTCAACGACCAATTGGGAATCGTACCAATCTTGGTATTCCTGTTCGGCCTTTTTAACCCGGTCTGAAAAGTCCGAATCGTTTGCCAAATGGGCGTAAAACGTCGCCTTTGACACACGGGCGGCCGTAAACGCATCTTTGTATGATTTCCCGGCGGCAATGGCCTTGCACATAATTTCCACTTTGGTATCGGTCCATTGTGGTTTCCGGCCTTTTTTCTTGGGTTCGGCCTGTTCGATTTTCTCTTTATCTTTTGCCATAACTCAATTGTTTTTGCAAAGTTAGTGAAATTTCAAAATACGACGAATCCCGGGCGGGTTGTGTTCCGTCCGGGGATTCCGTCAACGTTGGTAAATTCCATCGCCTTTAATGGCCTGTATTGTTTCGATTTCGCAAAGGATATGCGCGGCGGCGGTTGCCAATTTCTTTATCCATTCGGATTTGTTGTTACCGCCGTAATTCGTCGGGTCGCACATCCCGGCGGCCGCTTGCGCATCGAAATACGGCGCGGGCCGGAAATCGCCACGTTGTCGTTCTTTGTCAATCTTTCGTTTCGCATCGGAAACAATTTCAATCGCGGGTCTTGCCATTTTATTTTGTGTTTTTGGGTAATACTGAAATACACGCGGGTTGGTCCGGGTCCACGTACCCATTGGAATTATCGCACCATCGGCCAATGAACGGCCAACCATATTTTGCACAATGTTCGCAATCGCGGCATTTTAATTTGGTCAAATCTGTTGCCATTGCTTCAAACGTTCCTTTACTTGTTTCAACGTCCAACAATCCGGGTTCGCTTTACAGAATTTCAAGAATCCATCCCGGCCCAATTTCCGGTAAATCGGTAAAACGTCGGTACGGACCAAATCGCACGGTTCCCCGGGTTCAATCGCTTTTTCGCGTCCGGCCTTTTCGGCTTCCATCGAACATTCGAAAATGTCTTTGCCGTCTTTGTTACAAATGACATAATCGTATTTCCCCAAATGGATGCGGCCGGTATATCGGGCAATGGACAAATGGGAATTGGCCCAAAAGGATTCCGCCATTGCCAACGGGAATTGTTCGTTGTTCATTTCCGGGTCCTTTTTTCCTGTTTCATCTGTTCAATCAGCGCATCGGCCCGGTTTTGAAATTCATTCAAACAGTCGTCGCACCAAACGTTTCCGGCGTCGTCCTCATTTCCATTTTCGTCAAGTTCAACGGCCTTTCCGCAAATGCAACATTTTGTTTCCGGTTCGACCTTGGGAATAAACGCCGCATCCTTGCACGGTTCGGAATAAAAACGGATTCGGACCCACAAACATTGCCGTTCCGGGTCGTCGTGAATTTCCATCAGTCTTTCCCCGGCGCGGCCCTCTATTGCATCCCACAACGCCATAATAAATTGCGGGTCGTTGTGGTTCTTGTATGATGGTTCGATAAAGTAATGGTCGCCTCCGTTCTTGGGTTCACATTCAACCCCGGTCAACGATTCGACCATATTACACAATTGCGCGTCAAACGCGTTCAACTTGGTTTTCCAATATTCTTGTTCCATATTATTCCACGGTTTCGCCAATTGATTCAAACAACGCTTTCATATCGTCGTCGTCCCCGGAAACGGAAACGCGGGCGTGGTTGTTCGTTGCAACGGCAACGTTCAACAATGTACAATTGAAATCCCCGGCGGTGTCTTGGATTTTGGCCGCCTTTTCAACGGGCAACAAAACGGTTTTGTGTATCATTTCAATTTGATTTTCTTTTGTACCATATCCCACCCATCGGGACCCAATGCCACGTTGCGCGGGTATTCTGTAATATCGTCTTTCGGGACAATGATGTTATACAACCCCAATTGGCCCTTAATAGGCATTTCCACGACCCGGCGCGGGTTCCGCATCAACCATCCGTAACCCTTGCGCGGGCGGTCCTTTTCCGGGATGCAAGTTGCGGCCCAATCGTCGGCCGTGAATTGTTCGACGGGCTTTGTGTCATACAGTTCGACAAACCCACACGTAACGCCCGCCATCCGGCCGGGCAAATTTTTCGGTTTCGCCGATGAACATATTAACAAGTCGCCGCGATACGATATGTTCCGGGTTCGTACCTCAATCGTTTTTTCCGCGTGGTATTCCCCGGATTCATCCCGGAACACAACACGCGTCAACAAATCCGCATACGGTTGTTTTACCGTTAACGCCTTGAACACGTCGTGTTGGTCCGGGTTGTAATCCTTTTTGTCAATTTGCATAATCGTTCGATTTATACCGGCATATCGTCGTTGGGGTTATATCCGCCGCCCGGGGTGTAATCCGGGGTCGGGGCCGGGGCCTGTTCGGGCTTTTTGCCGCCCAACAATTCCATTTCGTCAACAATGATTTCCGTAATGTAACGGGTTTGTCCGGCGTTGTCTTGGTATGAACGGGTCTTTACTTTGCCGCGCAACAAAAGCGGGGTTCCCTTTTTCACGTATTGTTCACAAACGCCCGCAAGCCCGGTCCGCTTAACAACGACATTGTGCCAAGACGTTTCCGGTTCAACCTTTGTGCCGTCATTTTTGGTAAATCCGGGTTCTGTTGTCGCAAATGAAAATTGCGCAACCTTTCCGCCGTTTTGGAAATTTGTAATGGTCGGGTCTTGACCGACATTTCCTTTTAGTAAAACAAGATTCATTTTATTTTTCTTTAATCGTCAAACTTTGCACCCTGTAACAAATACCGGCGTTTGTAATCAGTCCATCCGGCGGCATTGTTCAAATTTTCCCGGTCGCCCTCTCTTACAAACTCAACCCATACCCCGGAAATCCCTTGGTCAACAATCCGGACCAACCGGCCAACAAAGTATTTCCGAAACCGGTAATATTCGCATTGTTCGTTTATGGCCAACACCCGTTTGGTGTTCTTGGGATGCGGCGTTTTCGGTGCGCGGCCGTTCCGCTTGAAATTGGCTTTTGCAAAATCCTTGCGGATTGACCGGCGCACCAATTCGTTGTAATCTTTCATTCCGGGTCGTATGGTTCGGGTTTGTCCACGGAAACCAACACGGGTTGCAATGGTTGTCCAAACGTCAACAAAGATACGAAAATAACGCCGGTTTCCTGTACGCGTTTCAGTTCATCCGGGGACAACGCCCAACAGGTGTTTATTTGGCCCGTTTGGGGTTTTCCAACGCGTTCGGCGGGCAATGGTTGGTATTCCGGTTGTTCCGCCCCAAAAACGACGTTTACGCCGTCAAATTTAATCGGTTCCATACTGAATTGTTATTGTTATTGGTTTCTTTGCTTTCAACGCCGGTGCAATCAACGGCCAAATCATTTCTTCCAATTCCGCGCCCACGTCGTTTGCATTGCGGCAAATCTTGATTACGCGGCCATTGTCGAACGCAAACGTTCCATCCGGTTCCGGGTAAATTTCCGCCTTACTTTGCATTTTTGTATTCGCGTTTTAACTGTTCGATGGTCAACAGGTTTTGCCGGTATATCCGCATATTTTCGCGGTCGCCATTTTCCCAACGGTTGTGCATTTCGAAACAAAGGATGTTGACGTTTCGCGGGTCGTGTGCCATTTCCGGGTGTGCCCCGCGTGTCATTATGTGCGAAATGTACGTGGCCGAATATTGGCGCAAAGGCCGCATCGTTTCCGAACATATATGCGGGTAATGGTCCCAACAAAACCGGTAAAATCGTTCGTTTTCGGCCGGGGTATGGCCTGTTCCGAACAATTCCCGTTGTATTGATACCCGCAAATTGATTTCAACCGCAAACCGGCGGTCAATCAACGGTTCGTATCCACGTTGGCGGGCGTAATCGTACAATTCCCGGGTATCAATTACAATCGGTTCCATCACTACATTTCGGGCATATCGTCGCCGGTTCCGTCATTGGCGGCCGTTCCGGATTCCCCGGCCGGGGCCTGTTCGCCGTTGTCGCCGAACAATGATAATTGGGCCTGTTTCCCGTTGAACAAAAATTGGTAAACCTCTGTTTTGATTGCTTCCACAATCTTTTCCAATTCTTCTTCAAACCCGAACGAAATTGTTGCCATCTTAATACGCGGGGTATTGATGCACGTTTTTAGGCCGTTCGGGGTTTCGAACACGGCGGTAATGACAACGCCGGTGTTGTCGTCGGTTCCGGACCAAGACACGCCGCGAACGTCAATTTTTGCAATCAGTTCATCGGCAAATGCGCGGGCCAACATCTTTTTGGATTCGGTCAATTTCATTTCGTCGGAATCCAAGAACGTCAAAAATGACGTAATGTTGAACACGCGGCCCACAATCGGGCGCAAATCCTCAAACAGTCCGCGCAAATCCGGGTGTATGTCACGCGAAACGTTTGCGTGGTAATCAGTCACGGACGGTTCGCCGCCCACGGTTTCCGTCACTTGGTAATCGGCTTGCAACCCGCCGTTGGGGTTCAACTTGACCTTGGAAAGATTGTAATTCTTTTCGGTCGGAATGGTCTTTTGTTCCATCGTATTTAATTTTGTTCGGTTTCCGGTTCCGCCGGAACGGGGTTTAATACGCCAACGGCGATTTCAACCAATTTGTGTAAATCCTCAACAATTGCAAGTTCGGCCGGGTTGGCCTTGGCCTTGCGTTGATGCGCCAACCAATTCTTGGTGTATTCAAGATAAAAACTTGGCGTGTTGTGGAACGAAATGGTTTGTTCCTGTTTTTGTTCTTTGCTCATATCAAAATTCGTTTGCGTCCAACAGTTCGGCGGCAAATCCCGTTATTTTTGCAGAATTTTCGATTTCCGGGGCTTTTGCCGTTTGGACGGGTAATTTATCATTTTCAATTTTTGCGTCCAAAATAGGGCCGTTTCCGGGCTTTTCCGGGACAATGCCGACCAACGGGTACGTCGGGACCGGTTGCGCGGCGGCAAATTTGGTTGCCGCTTCCGCCGCAATCTTTGCGGCATTTGTCAATTGTTCCGGCGTCGGCTTGGCCTGTTCATCCGGGTATTCTTTCACTTTCAATTCAACCAACCCCAATTCCAAAATAACCGGCAAACACTTGGCAACGGCCTTTACATCTTCCAACGCATCGTGCGCGGGGAATGATTCGCCCGGGAAACAACGGGAATACAATTCGGAAAGATTCGGGAATTTCAACCGGCCGTTGGCCATACGGGCGTCAACCCATTTCATCGTCGGGCGCATCGTGTCAATTCGCTTTCCTTTGTACAAAGCGTTTTCCACGTCGTTGGCGTCGTAATATTCCCGGCCAAGTTCGCGCAAGATATTCGCTTTGATTATGGACGTGTCGAAATGGATGTTGTGGCCGCAAATTAACCCGGCGTCGTGGCAATCCTGTATGAACATATCCACAACAGACGCGAACGGTTCCCCGTGTTCAAATGCGTATTCCGTGGTTATGCCGTGGACGTCAACGGTTTCTTGCGGGATTTCCCACCCATCCGGGCGGATTATGTGCGTTTCAACCTTGCACCCGTGTAACCACGCAATTTGGACAACGTGCGGGTATTGTTCAAAATCCGTGTCCCAATTCCACGAACGTTCCGGAAT